CCGGCATGAACCCGGGTGGCATTCAGGTCTCGCCCTACGGCACGTTGCTCGGCCGCCCGGTGATCGTCTCCCAGCACGCCAACACCTTCTCCTCTGCAGGCGATGTGCTCCTGGCGGACCTCTCGTACTACCAGACCATCACCAAGGCGGGTGGCATGCAGACGGCCACTTCCATGCACCTGTACTTCGATGCGGACCTCACGGCTTTTCGCACCACGTTCCGTATGGATGGCCAATCCAAGATCGCTGCGCCGATCACCCCCGCCAAGGGCAACACCACCCTGTCGCCCTTTGTCCAACTGGGCGCTCGCTGATCAAGCGCCTGACCATCAAGGAGAAATCACATGTTTCCCAACGCAAAAGGCAGCGAACTGTTCTCGGTTCTGGCCACCATCGACCCGGCCAGCCAGGCCGTGGGTACTGCAACAACCGGCTGGATCTCAGCTGGTAACCACCACAACCTGCTGGCGCTCATCCAAAGCGGCGCGCTGGGTACGGGTGCCACGTTGGATGCCAAGCTCCAGCAAGCCCAGGATGCTTCAGGCACCGGTGCCAAGGACCTGACGGGCAAGGCCATCACGCAGCTCACCCAGGCTGCCAGTGGCTCGGCCAAGCAAGCGCTGATCAATCTGCGCCCGGATGACCTGGATGTGACCAACGGCTATGCCTATGTGCGCCTGTCGGTGACTGTGGGCGTGGCTGCCAGTCTGACTGCGGCGCAGCTGCTGGGTGTGAATCCCCGGTTTGCACCGGGCGACGCCAATAACCAGGCTGCTGTCGCCCAGGTCGTCTGATGCCTCTGCAACTTGTCACCCCACCCGCAGGGGAGCCTATCTCACTGGCTGAGGCGAAGCAACACCTGCGGGTGGACGGTGGCGACGATGACCCGCTGATCGGCTCGCTCATCACCGCTGCCCGCCAAGCTGCCGAGACCATCACCGGCAGGCAGTTGATGACGGCCCGCTGGAGACTGGTGCTCGACGCCTTTCCTGGGCCTTTGCTCATGCACGCCGGGTCTGGCTCGTCTTTCAGCTTGCCAGCTCACGCGATCCTGCTCGCCAAATGCCCGGTTCAGTCTGTAGTGAGCGTTGAGTATCTGGACATGAACGGCACGACGCAGGTGCTGCCTGCCAGTGACTACGTGCTTGATGCGGCCTGCGAGCCAGCGCGCCTGAGCCCCGTGTTCGGTAAGACTTGGCCGCCGACCTTGCCGCAAATCGGCGCCGTTACGGTTACTTTCGATGCGGGCTACGGAGCTGCCAGCGAAGTACCCGAGGGGCTAAAGAGTTGGATCAAGCTGCGCGTGGGAAGTCTCTACGGGCATCGGGAAGAAATGGCAGTTCTTTCTCGCGGTCGCATTGATCCCTTGCCCTTCGTGGATGGCTTGCTCGACGGCTTCAAGGTGAGCCTCGTATGAGTGTCTTGAGCGCAGGCCAACTGAACCACCGAATCCGGATTCAGCAGCCAACGACGGTCAAGGACTCGCTGGGAGCGCCAACGCAAGTCTGGACTGATGTGGCTACGGTGTGGGCTGATATCCAGCCACTTTCAGGTCGCGAGGCCCGCATCGCAGACCGGGTGGCAGCGGAATTGACTCATCAGATCACGGTGCGCCACCGCCCCGATCTGGATGATCCGCAGGCGGTTTCCCGGATGCGTGTGCTTTTTCGTGGCCGGACTTTTGCTATTCACGCGGCGCTCAATGACGATGAGGCCAATGTGTCCGTGATCCTTTTGGCAAGCGAAGGAATTCGGGATGGCTAAGGTTGAAACGGTTCGCATCGAAGGCCTTGCCCAGTTGGACCGAGCTCTTAAAGAGCTTCCCCAGCGCATCGCTAATCGTGGCCTTAGGGCTTCGGTCTACGCCGGCGCCAAGGTGATCCGCGATGAGGCGCGCTCCCGGGCTCCCAAAGCCGCTCAGTCACTTGGCCCCAAGCAGCCTCCGCCCGGCACGCTCAAGCGCTCGGTGATCATGAAGCACATTCGAGAGCTTTCCGGTGGCGGCAGGCAGACGTTCTATGTGTTGGTGCGCCACGGCAAGAAGTACCGCAACCAAGGCAAGCGAGGCAACCTCTCGCAAGACGCCTGGTACTGGCGCTTTTTGGAGTTCGGGACCCGCAAGATGGCCGCCCGGCCTTTTCTGCGTCCTGCTTTGGAGTCTCGCAGGCGTGAAGCCGTGGATGCCATCAAGCAGCGCTTGTCCGAGCGAATTGAGATCGAGGCCAAGGCCTTGAATGGGCGCTAGCGATGCAGGACTTTTATGACGCCATCAAGCATCTGGCCTCCGGCCAGGTGTACGCCGTTGTCGCGCCTGCAGATGCTCAGTACCCAACACTGGTCTACACGCCCATTGACGAAGGGCGGGTCATCGCGCTGGATGGCCCCAATCCGCTCAAACGATCGCGGGTTCAGGTTGACGCCTATGCCCGAACGTTAGTCGCCTGCGAACAGTTGCAGGACCAGGTGCTCTCGGCACTGCTCGCGGACATCAACACCGTAGCCGATGTGCGCATGGGCCTGACTGATTTCGACCCTCAAGCCGGCATCTACCGGATTTCTGTGGACTTCACCTACTACCGGTAACGGTAGGCGAGTCGTCCGCCCCCTCGTTTGTTATTTCTTTCACCTGGAGGCCTTTTATGCCTAGTACTGCGATCACCGCGCAGGGCATCACCATTGCCCGCTTCGGTACCACCACCTTCGAGACCATACCCAACGTCGTGTCCTTCCAAGGGCCTGGCGGCCAGGCATCGGTCATCGACGTTACCAATCTTGGATCGACCTCAAAAGAGAAGCGAGTTGGCCTTCGAGATGAGGGACAGCTCTCGCTATCCCTGCACTTCAACCCGGACGACACCGTGCATCAGGGATTGCGCACCGATCGTGCAAACCGCGCCCGTCGGCAATTCAAGATCACCTTTACTGACACGACGCCCGCAGCCACCTGGACTTTCTACGGCTATGTGACGCAGTTCAGCGTGCAAGGTGGCGTGGATGCCGTGGTCGAGGCCAGCGTCACGATCGAGATCGATGGCGACATCACTGAAGGCTAAGCACATGAACATTCTTTCCAAAGACGCCATCCTGGCAGCCGATGACCTGCCGCGCGAGACCGTTCACGTACCCGAATGGGGCGGGGACGTGTATGTGCGCACCATGAGCGGCACCGACCGCGACGCCTTTGAGACGAGTCTCATTGCCCGAGAAGGCGAGCGGGACGGCCGCATGGAAAACGTCCGGGCCCGTCTCGTGGCGCTCACATTGTGTGACGAAGCAGGCGCTCGTCTTTTCGAGGATGGCGAGATCGCTGCCCTGGGCAGAAAAAGCGCCCGCGCGCTCGATCGTGTCTTTGCGGTAGCCCAGCGCCTGAACGGCATCGGGACTGAACAGGCGGCAGCAGCAAAAAAGGCCTGAAGGCCAACCCCACCCGACGGTTCGTCTTTCGCCTGGCGCTTGCGCTGGGCATGCCGGTACGCGAGCTGCTTGCCCGCATCGGCTCCGACGAACTCACCGAGTGGATGGCCTTTTACCAACTTGAACCCTTTGGCGACATGCGTGCCGATCTCAGAAGCGGAGTGATTGCTTCAACCTTTGCGAACGCCAATCGGGCTAAGCACGCCCGTGCGTTTTCGCCCGAAGATTTCATGCCCTTCGTGGAGCGAGCCAATCCCCGTGACGATGCCCGGCTGAACGTTGCCCGATTCAAGGCCATGTTTGCTCATAAGGTGAAAAAGCATGGCTGACCTTGGCTCCCTTGTCGTCAAGCTCTCGGCCGAGACCTCCGAGTTCAGGGCCGATCTGGGGCGCACGGCGCGCCTCCTTGACCGCCACGCCAATGACATGAAGGCGTCGCTTGGGCAAGTGGCGACGGTGGCCAAGACCGCATTTGCGGTGGCGGTCGGCGCTGCTTCGGTTGGTGCGCTTCGGGATTTCATTGATCGAACGATCGAGGCAACGGCGGCTTTGCAGCAGTTGTCCGAGCAGACCGGTGCGAGCACTACCGCTTTGTCTGGCCTAGCCCCGGTGGCAACGATCTCGGGCACTGCCATGGAGACGATTGGCACCAATCTCTCCAAACTCTCCAAAGCGCTCGCTGGAGTGGATGACGAGGGGGCCGATGCCAGCAAGGCGCTACAGTTTCTCGGGATCACTGCCAAGGATTCCGGCGGCAATTTGCGCGATCCGGCCGAGGTGCTTAACGA